CCTTTGCGATCAGGCCGATAGTGTCTAGCCGCGTCTCGCGCTTCTCAATCTGCCACCGCATCCAGTCGATGAGGCTGCCATGCTGCCTGTTCATGGCATTGCAAAAAAACTCCTGCGAGTCGCGCAGCCCCGAGATAAGGTTGTCTCGCCGCTTAATTGCGTTGTAGAGCATTTCGATTCTCCTGTTGTTTCATCCCGCAAACCACAGAACCACGCGATGCAGCGGACGGAGCCGCTGATCGCTGGCTGTCTCGCGTCGGCCCAGCCTCGCCTGCATCAGCGACGGCGTCATCAGGAATCACCCAGCCGTAGTGGGTGTCCAGCCACACGCCGTCGCGCGTGAATCCGTAGCACATCGGCCCCTCCGGGTCATGAGTCGCTGTCGTTGGATCACTCATGCGAATCTCCTGGCCCCGCGTGTCGGTGCAGCAGTCCCCGCAGCGTGTCGGCTCGCTCATTTCGTCCGCTCCAGCAGTGACCGGAGCGTGGCGTCTACACCATCAGGCCCGCCAGTGCCGACATAGTATGCAATCGCCTTCAACTCCTCGTCTGTGAGCGTGGGAGAGCGGTAGAGCGGGATGATGCCGTGATTGCCCGTCACAAACTCGTCAATCGCCTTGGCTTCCTCTTCGATGGCATAGACATCGTAGATGCGCTGGCCGTCAGCAAGCACCACCGCCCACGCCATTGGCTCCTGCTTCGCATCACTCACGCCACACCTCTCGGCTGAAATATCCCTCGCCGCCACTTGGAAACCTTGCTCTGCGTGTTGGTCACGTCTTCACGCATCCGCTCTTGGATGTGCCTTTCCTTCAGCACAGCCTTGAGCCGCTCGATCTCTTCTGGCGACGGGTCTGCAGGCTTGTTCTTCTGCGGCCTCTGTCGCTTTGGCAAGTTGTACTTTTGCGCCCAATGGCAGACGGTGCTGGCAGAGACCCCGAAGCGTTTGCCAATCGCCTCGGCAGTCTCGCCAGCAGTCCACATCTGGTGCAATATGACTGCACGCTTGTTTTCCATCGTCACTCCGTTGCCAGGGGCATGATGACGCCGACGAACGTGTCCGTGCGGAGCACGACGGCCGACTGAGCGTCGGTGGCCTGGACGCTCACCGTGGGCTCGCCGTCAGCCGGCAGGCCCGAGAGCCACTCACGGACGAACACCGGATCGAGCTTCACCGTGCACGCCTTGCCGGCCTCCACGATCTCGCACGTCACGCTCGACTCGCCGGCCTCGGCCGACTGCCCGTGCAGGTGGATGCCTTCCTTGGTGAACGTGTACTGCACGCCCTTCGACTGCTCACTCGTCACGATGGCTGCGGCCCTGGTCGCCGACAGCAGCTCCGTAGCCAGCACCGTGGTCGGCTCGCCGCCGTTCGCCGGGATCACGTCGCGCCACCGGGGAAACCGACCCTCCGTAAGACGTGCCGTGACGGTCGTGCCGCCGATCGTCGCCAGCAGCTCGTTCGCCGTGGCCTCCAGCTGCACCGAGTCCTCGCCGGCCGCCACAGCGACGCGGGCCAGGATCTGCATCGCCCGGCTCGGCACGAGCGTCGTGGTGTCATCGACGGCCAGGTCGTGCTCCATTTCGCACGAGCACAGCCGGCGGCCGTCCGTGGCCACGAAGTTGACCACGCCGTCCTTCACGTCCACGAGCACCGCCCCGAGGGCGTAGCGGCTCGACTCCTGGTCGGCGGCGAACACCACGCCACGAACCGCCCTGGCGAACTGGTCCGCCGGTAGCCGCGTCACGGGCCGGGCGTCCTTCGGCTCCCAGATCGGGTATTCGGCCGCATCCTCGACGGGCAGCGTCCACGTCCCGTGGCCACACCGCACGACGCACGACGTGCCCTTCGGCTCCAGCGTCACGTCCTCGCCACCGGCGGCGTTCAGGATCTGCATCAGCCGTCCATGCGGCAGCAGCATCGCGTCGCCGTGGTAGTCGATGGCAGCGTCGATCCGCACCTCGAGATCCGTGCCGGTCACGAGCCTGTCACCCAGACGCACGTTCGTCAGGATGGGCTTTGGGGCTCGACTTGGCACAGCCGGGCTTACAGCGTGCAGAGCATTCTTCAGCTCGGCGGCGCTCAATGTGATGCCACCAGTCCGCTTGCGATCCTTCGTAGCGACCATGGGAAATCCTTTTCTTTGAGAGAGACAAACCAACCAAAACGCCCAACACGAACGTGCAGGCGAGACTTATGTGGCCCAGTGAAATCAGGGCGAATTGCTCGAGTGTCATAGCCCCATCCCCGGGTCTTCTTTACCCAACAGCGGGAACCGCATCGACGCTAGTTCTGCCTCGACAACCTCAAGAATCTTTGCCGTGCGAACCGAACGGTTCATCAACTGCCGAATCGTGTGGCGCTGCCTCTCGATCACGTCTGACTGCTCCGTGATCGTGTCGTGGGCCTGCTCAAGCAGGATTCTGGACTCGTCGTCAATCTCGTCACGCCACGCCGAGGCAAGGCATGTGTCAGCGACGGCTTGCGGGGAAGGCTTGCGGCGGCTCATGACACCACCTCGATTCCACGCGTCTGGCCTGCGCGACGGCGGATGAGACCCTTCCGCTCCAGGGCCAGGATGTGGCACATCGCACCGTTGGGCGAGCGGAACCCAAAGTGCTCCATGATCTCGCGGACGGTCGGGCCGCAGAGCGCCGTGCGTTCGCGGACGAAGTCGAGGATCTCGCGCTGGCGGTCGGTGGCGGGTGGCTGAATCGTCTCGGTCATAGATCCTCCTCCTTGAGTTTCATTCCGGCCGCAAGCGCGGCGACTTCCTTGGGGCTGCGGTACGGTGCAGGGCGGTACTCGTCCCGCCATGCCGTCGGGGGCGGCTTCTCGTCCGGCCGCCTACCTGGCTCGCGGTGCGTCCCGCCACGGTCCTGCGAGCGAGTCAGCCAGGACACAAGGAAACGCCGCCAGTTGCTCTTGTGGGCCTTTGCTGGGTTCGCCCTGAGCCAAGACGTGGCTTTGGCGAGTTCTGCCGCCAGATCGCACGCTGGGTACGCCAGACGCCATTCCTGCCTGTCGGCGTCCGTGATGCCCGCCCACCCTGCGTCAGCAGTCCACGAAACGGCATCGGGGGGCTGCGAGCGTTTCCGCCGCTTCGGCGGATCGCTCGTAGCTACCGGCGCAGCCGGTTGTATTGCTTCTTCTGTCCTCTCCTGTACTGTCCTCTCCTGTAGTCCGTTTTTTTCCGGACATTTTTCGGACAAAGTCCGGACATTGCGGTTTTCCACGCGTTTTTCAGCCTTTCTGCGGGCGTCTTCTAGCCTCGCCTTGGCAGCTCGGGAGAACCTTTTGTCCCACCCGTTGATGACGAGTGTGCCGTTTGAGAACGTCACCCAGCCGACACGCTCAACGGCAAGCCAGAACGCTTCGTCACCGCCAGCCACGGCACCAAGGCGGGCAGGCGTGGCCCGGATCGTGCCGTCCGACGAGTTTAGCGCAGCCCATGACCACAACTGGATGAGACGCCAGCAGACCGCCTCAACAGGCAGCCCGGTTTCGTCCACCAGCTCGAGCACCTCGGGCTTCGTGCCCAGGTTGCAGTCAAGTGGAATCCATTCACCGGCCATTGGTTGCCACCTTCCTGCTTGCTATCAGCGCCCGCACCTTGTCCCTTGCCGCCTCGATTGGCCGCAGCGAGTCACGTTTGTGTGAATGCTGGAGGTGTTGGTAGTCGCCTACCCGCTGCACCGAGTAATCAAGGGAGTCACGGATTACGCGAAGGTCTTCAACAGTCAAGTAAACGTCTTGTGACATCAGTGCCATACTTAGAAATCAACCTCCACCATTGCGTTGTCGCACACCTGCATTCCTGTGCCCTGAAACATCACGAATCCTTGTGGCAATGCGTCGTACTTAAAGGCGTAAAACTTGGTTCCGTCTCCGTTGTCCTGAACAGACCACTGCTGCCGCATGCGGCCCTCAAGAACACTTTTTTGCGTGCTGAAGTACCAGCTGCGAAAGACAAACAAATCCAAGAATCTCCACGCCCCGATGTGCTGGCCGTCAGGCGTTCGAAATCCATACAGCGCATGCGTGCCGTGACCGGCCATGATTTTGTCGAGTTCAGTTTGGTATCCGTTTGAATACGATCGGATAGTGAACTCGTCTGGATACCGAAGGAAGTAACTGTGGTCACGGAGCCTGCATGCGACACGCGCAGACTGTGCGCCGCTAGTGTTAAACCATCGCAGGTCTGTTGCACGCTCCGTGTCGTCTTCGTGGTCGGCTGCCGACACGGTGCAAAAGCCAACGAGCATTCTGGCCTCACCTAGCAGGGCGTCAGACCACGCTCGCTGCCGCCTATAGGTTGCCGTCATTAGTCGGCCTCCTTTCCCCACACATCAAATCCTTCAATCTTTCTGCGATTGAAGATGTCAATGCGGCGGCCAGCGGTGACGCGGCGCACAACGTCGTAGAAATCCTCTGGCTTCTCGCTGTGCTTCCCGCGTGATGCTGCAAAGCAGACGGGGAAGGCTTTGGTGTCGATGAACTGAGGCGTGCCACGCCTGGCGTAAATAGCGAACTCGCAGTTGTATTGCGGCAGGCCGAACGGCTGGAATCCACCAGGCTTGTGCCAGACAAAAGTGCAGACGTACTTGAATCCCCATGCGTCAAGAAGCCGCAGGGCCATCGGAAGAAATTTGTGCGTCGTCCAGAGCCAGAGGTGGCAGTCGTCGGCAGTCGGCATCTTCATTGATGCCAGTTCGCCCTCCTGCATCGTCGGGTATTCAAATGCCACCTGATTCGGTGCAACGTCTCGCTCGATCTTTTCCATAGGCCACGGAGGATCTATGACGATCACGTCGTACTGGCCCGCAAGTTCCTTGGCCTTGCGGGCCTCGACGTTCTCAAGCTTCGCGACAACCTCCGCACGCTTTTCTTCGCGGATCACGTCGGCCATCTTCTTCTGGCCCTCGATGATTTCACGCGCCCGTTCTGGGGCTTTCTCAAGCAGGGCTGCGGCCTTGACGACGGCAGCCCTTGCTGGGGCCGTTCCTGATGCAACCCGTCGCTCAATCTCAGGGTCGACTGCCTTGAGCTTGTCTACGGCCTCGGCAACCTTGCCTGCGTTGCGAACCGTTTTCTCGCTGACGCCATGTTCTCGTGCGATCTTTTCTGCCGTCTTTGGGGTGGCAACTTTTTCCACCCCAAAATCGCGGCCAGTCCTTCCGCCTTCGGCTTTCTTTGCGCGGTTGTATCGCCGCCCAAGCAGCAGCGTGAACGCATCAGGGTGTAGATTCCTGCGGCCCAGTTGGTTTCGGTCCATCCAGTCCGCAGCGTCGTCGCGGTTCTTGAACGACATTTCCTCGATGTCGAACGGCAATCCCATCCGCGCGCAGATCTCGTAGCGGTTGTGGCCGTCGAGCAGCGTGAGCGTTCCCTTGCTGGCCCACACCACTAGCGGATCTCGAGCACCGCCGTGCTCAACAATGTTCTCCTCCAGCTGCTGCCGCTCTTCAGCAGACAGCGGCGGAATCAGTGCGGCGAACTCGGCGTCAACGATGATGTCTTCAAAAACCTGCGGCATACGTGTGCCTCCTTGCGTTGTGTTTTGAACCCGTGCCTACCGTGGCACACGCGTCAAATCACCTTCCCGCGTCGCGCGTACCAATCGCGTTTGAACAAATCGAACGAGCCCTGGTGCCCGTCCGTTCGCCAGTTGCAGTAGGCGATAACGCACTCCTCAAAGTCGAGGTCGCGCGTCGCCTCGTACTTGGCCTTGCGCTCAGCCAGGTCGTCGCGTTCCTTGTCTTGCAGCCACTGCGGCTTCGCCATCACGCAACCCTCCACACCGTGGCCATCCGTCCGCTCGCCGTACGCCTGGTCCCGGCCTCGACCACCAGACCACGCCGTGCAAGTTCAATCCGCCGTGGCCGCTGCGTGGACGGGTTCATACCCAAACGGGTCTGCATCTCTTCGTCGGTCAGCCCGCCGGGCGTCGCCTGGAGCAACGCGAGCACCTGACGCTGTAGCGCGTTCAGCGTCGTGGGTGATAGCGAGTCGGCCGCCTTGGCCGAGGTGATCGAGCCGTTGACGCTCGGGGCTCGCTGGGCAAACAGCGGCAGATCGCACTTCGCTTCGATGTAGACGCCCATCCGTGGTCCTTTCGTCTTCCGTGTATTTGCCGGGTTACGCCCGGCGCGGTCGCATCACGCTGGGAGGTAGCGCTGCGACTGCGGTGGTTACTCGCCACTCACCGCGTGGCGACCAATGC